CCGGCAGTTACGAGCCGCGACATCCGCTCGCGCAACTTCTCAAAATGAGGACGCTTCAGGGTTCCATCCGCAGACTTCTCGTTTGCGAATACCTGAACCTGATCCTCAAGCTGTCGGTAGCGTTCCTGATGCTGCGACTGTGCCAACATATTAACTTGCTGTTGCGTCTGGGCCAGTTGCTGTTGCAGTTGCTGTGTATGCGAATCAGTAGAATAGTCCTCCACATAATCCGCGCCCGAATCGCCTGACGGTAACTGGACATTGTAGTGCTGGGCGAGGTGTGCGATAGCGGCCTGCGGGTTCTGCCGTAGTGCATTGTCATAACTCATAAGACGCGAGATATATTCGGCCTCGCTAATCCCGTGAGCCTGCATCTGCTGTTTGTACGGTGCCAGAACGCCCTGTAAGCCTTCTACCTGTTTTCGCTGCTCTGCCAATTCAGTCGTCTTGCGAGTGAACGCCGCGTCACGCTCTTGCTCCCGCTGGATCATAAAGTTCTTCTGATCGTCGGGAAGTTGCTCAAACGCTTCACGTTGTTCAGCAGGCCATGTTTTCGGTGCAGCCAAAGCATCCGGCGCTGGCTCCCCGGCAGACTCCGGCATGTCTGTATCGGGAGTGGCTTCGTCTTCGCTTGCTTCATAGCCCTCGGCGGCATCGTCTGATGAGTCTGTTTCGACTTCGACTTCTTCCGCGCTGGTTTCTCCGGCGATAGCTTTTGGATTTTCTGGAGTGGGTTCAGCGTCGCCGTCACTGAACTCTCCTTTAACGCCGATAACACTCTCAAGAACACCGTCGAGTGTCGTCACTTCTGACGCTGGCCCCGCTTCGGGGGTGCTTGTCTCAGTTATTGACATTTCTTATCGTATCCCAGTTTGAGGGGCGTTCACTTCCCGCCCAGTCATTACCAATCTGGCGAACATTATGTCTCTTTTCATGTTCACGCAATTGTGATCTGCTCGTAACGTAGCTTCCGTCCACAGGGCTGATAAACGGCTCTATGTCCCTCATTATCCCGTGAGCGGCTCTTGTAAAGGCTTTTTCGGCACTTTTCCGCGACTTTCCCCGCGTCCATTTAATGCCGTCGTAGTTTTTCCTGTATTCGCTGCTCATCTGCGCTCTTCTGCCATTTTCAATTCAGCCTCAAGAAGCGCAAGGTCCTCCTTGCTGCGGACGCGCTCACTGGAGGCGCGGCTTTCTTCCTGTATTTCTGCTGCTTTAGTCCGCTCCCTTGAAGAGATATCCGCCAGCTTGCCTTCCTGCTTGAGCTTCTCGCGCTCAAGTTCTGCCGCTATGCGCTGCTGCGCGATACGCTCCTCTGATGAAACCTGTGGCTGCTGCTGGGCCATCTGTAACTGCTGCATCACGGCGGCTTCTGTTTCTTCGATCACGTCTTCAAACTGCCTGCCGACTTTCCACGCACCCGAAACAAATTTAAGTATTTCAAATGCTATCGGCGTCAGCTCCGGCGCGGCCCGTGTTGCCTCGATTGCCTGCACCAGATAGCCGCCCATCACGTTTGCAAACTCTATACGGGTGCGCTTCATCTGCTCTTCATCAGCAAATACAGTGCTGTCCGTTTCAACATCGATTTGGTAGCTACGCAACTTGTCACTACGCATAATCTCCACCATCTCATCGGTGATGGATATGCCCGTAATGCGCTCAAGAACCTCAGGTTCGTAGTTTTCCGCGATTAACTCAGCCTTGATACGGAACAGATCACGGATATATTTCTGGATGTCTTCCTGACGGAGCCGCAACCGCATGGAGCCGTACTGGGCTTTAAGCTGCTGCGCTGTGGCGCTTTCGCTGGCTTTTGTACCGCCGCCGCGAATAATGTCCGAAATCCCCGTGATCTCGTAAATAGTCTGGAGAACCTGTCCGCGCTGGTTGTAAAGCCCGGCCAGAACCTGTGTAATTGCAGAAATATCCTCAGTCTGGAAGGCTCCGGCCAAGCCGCCTTTCTGTGCCAGATTGGCAAAATTGTCACTTGGTACAAACTCGTTATCCGTTGCATTTGCAAGGTGTGCAAGTTCGGGGATGCTTGAATCGTACACACCACGGCGCTTCAAGCCTTCTATCAGTGTCGTAATCCGGCTTGTTACACGGTCAAGCTCGTCCGCCTGGTCCTGATACAGCGTGAACTCCGGCACAGGCACGGATGTATTGTTGGTGCGTACCGCCAGCAAAGGTGTCGGGCAGGGAAAGAAATTTTCCAGCGTGTAGGGATCGTCGTCATCTGCAAGAACATCCTTGTAGCCCGTTGCCACAAACAGGCGTCGGCGTTTTACCTTGTCCCAGATTTCCCAGACTTCAGCACGGTTGTAGATTTCATCTATATCCGCATCATCCGCACGTTCCGGCATCCAGTTCAGCGGCACATCCTCGGCGTGGTCAAACCCGCGCCCGACAAGTTCCTCGCGTGTAAACAGGTGCCGCCGCGCACGCCATGTCACATCTTCCGGCCTGCGGCTTGGGCTTTCGCGGTAATCCTGCCAGTGGACATATTCAAAGCGGCAACGCTGGTCGCCAAGACGCTCGATTTCCTCTTCTTCAAGGATATCCACATCTTCGCCCTTGATTTCGATTTTCGTCTTTTCCTTGACGATAATCGGCTCATAGACAACCCAGACAACGCCGCGCCCCGGCAGGAGATAATCTTCCAGCGCAGCACGGATAGGCAATTCAGAATCATAGACATCTATGCCGTAGTGCAGCGCCCTTTCAAGGGCAATGGCAACCTGACGCGCTGCCGCATCCCCGTCATGGAAGCGGCGGCGTACATCTGGCTGGGCCATCCGCGCAAATAATGCGCCTTTAAGCGTTTCAGTATTCGCCCAGAGAATATTAAAGCGGTGGGAAAGAGGGCCGACAACGCCTGTATCGCGCTCATCACGGTAACGCTCCACAACACGGATGCCGCGCTCACGCCAATCACGCTCAAACTCACTGGCCTGATCCAGTTCACGCTGCCAGTACAGGGCAGGGCCATACAGTTTTTCCTGTTCGTCGCGTGTTTCAGCCATCGGCTATACTTGCCCCGCTAATTCTTCCGCGCACGGATATCCCGGCGCTGTGTACTGTTTCTTTGCTGCCCGATATGAGCGGATGCCACCATTCAAGCGGCTCGCCCCTTGCTCTTTTTGTGTACGCGCACGTTTCGGGCAACCAGTCAATTTCATACACATTCTCCGGCGTCAGGGACACACAGGAAGGCACAAGTTCCTGACGTTTCGGGTAGTTTGAGCATTTCGCAGTCTGACTATCCAGTAAATGACACGCAACATCGGTGTAAAACACCTCATTTGTCGCCTCATCCCTGATTTTAACGGCGCAGCACTTCCCGCAGCCGTCGCACAGGGCTTCCCATTCCTCATCTGAGAGTTCATGGAGTGGTTTTTCCCAGAAATCCATGTCATCCCGCGAATCCCGTTACACAAACGGTGGCTGTTGCATCTGCGCAACACCACCCATCATCTGGTTTTGCTGCATCTGCGGCATACCCCCCATCATGGGTGGAGGAGGCGGTGCCATATTCGGGTCCATCATCATCGGTGCGGGGCCTGGCATCAGTTCAGCCACGTCCAGTTCCTCGACGGTTCTCGTTTTTTTTGGAACGCCCGTGTAGTCTTCGGGTATTTCTTCCGTCTCTACGGTAATCTTTGCCGTAAGATCGCCAAGAATACTTCCCAGCATCGCAGCATCGGGCATCCCCACCCTGCCGCTTCCAGCGGGGAAACCACTGTCAGGTAAATCATAACCAATCGCCATCAGATTCGTGGCTCCGTATATCTTGCCCTGTCAAAATCGTGTATTTCCCACAAATCGTCAAGTGTTGGTTTTTTCAGCATTTCCTCCTCCCAGTCCAATTCCGGCTCTTTTGGCTTCAAATTTCTGTACGCAATCGCCAGATACCTGAAGGAATCTGCGGCGTGTGAGGCCCAGTTGTGCAGGGGTGTCTTCTTGAACACGCGCTTCACATCATCCCACTCCCGCTGGTAGGAACGCAGCGCATTCAAACCCTGCTCACAGGCAAATTCGTCAAAATAGCAGTGCTGGAGCAGCAGCCGTCCGGCGTTTATACCGTCCGCAATCTTGTGATTCGGGACAATCCGGGGCCGTCTGCCCATGTTAATCAGCGTCTCGGCACGGGTGCGCCCTGTTCCCAGTTCACGCACCTTGGCATCGTGCGGCAACCAGTCATCGCCGTACCAGTACCCTTTTTCCTCCATAATCCTGACATAATGCTCAAGTCCTACGTTGTTGTGTTCGTAGTAATCAATGATACGAACTTCGCCCAGAGTGACTTGAAAAAACCACAGAGCGCACGAATCGCTGATACCCAGATCCCATGCAACGTGGACAGGAATCGCCGCGTCATGCTCGACACGGCAGATACGGCCTTCCTTATCTGCGTCCTCAATTATCCCTCCATAGTAACTTCCCTTGATCGCAGCAGTCCACGAACACTCGAACTCCTGCAAATACTCGTCCTCACCCATCTCGCGCTTGGCGGCCTCAAGTTCATGCTCGTCAACCACGCCTGTTTCCGAAGCCCTGTAAATAGCGCGATACCACTCTGAATCATCCCCGGCATCCTCATACAACCGCCAGAAATGGTTTCTGCCTTTCGGCGTCCCGATAAATATCGCCCAGCCCTTACGGTCAACCAGACTGGGACGCACGATTTCACTCCAGACCCTCGGGGACATATCGGCGTACTCGTCCAGCACGACCCCATCCAGATAAATACCCCTCAGGGCATCAGGATCATCCCCCGCACCCGCCAGCCGGATACGACTGCCGTTCAACAGGTCAACTCTCAATTCGGACTGATTGATCTTCGTCCCCGGTATGTCACGGGCGTAGTAACACAGATAATCCCACGCAACCTGTTTTGCCTGACGATAATACGGCGCGAGATACATAAACCTTCCGTCACTGCGCTCCGTCTGTATCTCCAGAGCCTGACGCAGCAACTCCGTCACCGCATAGACACTCTTCCCCCACCGCCTGTGGCTCACGCAAATCTTAAATCTCTTGGTGTTCCTGTGAAGATCAAGCTGCTGGGGACGCGGCTCATACGGAATAGATATCCTCACCTTCCGCCATCTCCCCCCGGCGTGATATCAATCATCTCTTTTTTCTCCTCCGCCACAGGTTCCGGCAACGCAAACGTCACCTCAATCTTCTGCGGCAGTGCAGCATCCTGGCTTGCTGTATCCTTCCACCCGGCACGGGCCTTCAGCATAAATATCGACGCTATCGTATCCTTGCCACTCGCAGCCCTCGTATACAAAGCCCTCGCAACATCAAAATTAACCTGATCAACGCCCGTATCAATCTCATACCGATAATGCCGCCGCAGCGTCTTGGGCGAAATACCCAGCAACCGCGCTACACTATTCTGCTGCAACCCCAGACCAATCGCCTCACGCACCATACGTCTGCTGTCAGCAGTCACCCGATGCCACGGACGGCCACCCTTATCAACCGTCTCCCGCGCTTCCACAGCCTCGTCTTCCGAAACTTCATCAGCCATTTTTTGCTTATATCCCAGATTTTACGCAGTAGGCAATATTGTTCCACATGAAACATACGCACAGA